AAAAGAGGCGGTGATATTGATGGAGAAGCAGCAGGGGATCAATCTGGTTGGTCAGTTGCCTTATCTGCTGATGGGTCTATTGTTGCGATTGGTGCGAAAGTGAACGATGGAAATGGTGGTAATAGTGGCCATGTTCGTGTGTATGCGTGGAATGGAACTTCCTGGAGTAAAAGAGGTAATGATATTGATGGAGAAGCAGAAGATGACCTATCTGGTTGGTCAGTTGCCTTATCTGCAGATGGGTCTATTGTTGCGATTGGTGCACCACCAAACGATGGAAATGGTAGTTACAGTGGCCAGGTTCGTGTGTATGCATGGAATGGAACTTCCTGGAGTAAAAGAGGTAATGATATTGATGGAGAAGTGGGGAGAGATCAATCTGGGTATTCAGTTGCCTTATCTGCTGATGGGTCTATTGTTGCGATTGGTGCGAACGTGAACGATGGAAATGGTGGTAATAGTGGCCATGTTCGTGTGTATGCGTGGAATGGAACTTCCTGGATACAGAGGGGTAATGATATTGATGGAGAAGCAGCAGGGGATCAATCTGGTTGGTCAGTTGCCTTATCTGCCGATGGATCTATCGTTGCGATTGGTGCAGTATATAATGACGGGGATGATCTAGATAGTGGCCAGGTTCGTGTGTATGCATGGGATAGAACTTCTTGGATACAAAGAGGCGGTGATATTGATGGAGAAGCGGGGGGAGATCAAACTGGGTATTCAGTTGCCTTATCTGCCGATGGATCTATCGTTGCGATTGGTGCGATAGGAAACGACGGGGGTGGTCTTAACAGTGGTCATGTTCGTGTGTATGCATGGGATAGAACTTCTTGGATACAAAGAGGTAATGATATTGATGGAGAAGCAGACTATGATTTAGCAGGATGGTCAGTTGCCTTATCTGCCGATGGGTCTATTGTTGCAATCGGTGCAGTATATAATGTTGAGGGTGGTCTAGAGAGTGGACATGTTCGTATGTATGCATGGAATGGAACTTCTTGGAATAAAAGAGTTAGTGATATTGATGGAGAAGTATCGGGTGATAAATCTGGATGGTCAGTTGCCTTATCTGCCGATGGATCAACTGTTGCGATTGGTGCACTATCAAACGATGGAAATGGTAGTGACAGTGGCCAGGTTCGTGTATTAAATATCGCAGTACTACCTGATTCTCCCATCAATGTAGTTGCTACATCTGCAAACGCGCAAGCTATCGTGTCGTGGAGTCCTCCCCTATATGATGGCGATGCACCTATTACTAGCTATACCGTCTCAGTCTCACCTGGAGGTACCACAACCACTGTTTCTACCAATACGGCAACTATAACCGGTCTTACCAATGGAACAGTATATGGTATTACTGTTTCTGCCACAAACGTGGTAGGTACTGGCGCGGCTACAACGCCTGTTTACACCATGCCCATGGTAGGTGGAATCCCCTGCTTTTTTGGTAATGCCCGCGTACTAACATCCAGTGGTTATCGGCGTATGGATTCCATTCGCGAAGGGGATATGGTCGGTAACGCTGCGGTTCGTTCTATCAAGGTATACACATGTGAAGCCGACAAGTCCACGAACCCCTATGTTATCCCCCAGGGTCTATACGGTGCGAAACGCCGTTTACTGATTTCACCGGATCATAAGGTCTGCCTGGCCGATGGGCGCCGTGTTGCCGCAAAGCATTTGGGTTTAGCCCAGGAAGATCGTACTGGTATACTGAAATACTATAATTTGGAGCTGGAAGGAGGGGCAGATATGATTGTGGATGGTGTACTTGTAGAGTCCCTACAACTTCCGTGCCGCGAACGTATAACAGTTCAGGAGTTGGGTGCCATGTTGCGTGAACACTATGGGGAGGTGACACCCGCAGTCTTAGCCCGTGTGCAGCGCACGTGCCGCTTTTTCCCCGATGGAACAGTGGAGGTACCTATGACGGGTCCACAGCAGTCAAAACCTGCAGCCGTAAGTCGGAGATAACAATTAATATGTGAGACTCTTCATATCACGGAACAGAGAAGTAGCCCCAAATGAGGCAAGGGGCGCGGCAAAGAAAAAGGTTCCATTTACATCATCAATAGATAGTCCGTATGCAGACGCATGATCAAGGACTATGCGTCGGAATTCATCCATAACGATGACCAATACGGGGATCTGAATGAGGAATTGGGGAAGAGCTGATAAAGGGGCTAATAAACGATCAAGGATCAACGATGTCAGGAGCGCAACGATACTGACGCCGATGGTAAACAAAAAACGGTTGGCGAACATTAGTCTCTATTCAGGTGAGTAGATTTGTGGTTGTATCTGTATCTGAGTCGCTGAACCCAGCCAGCCACCACCCACATGTTCAATGATGTCACCGTTATCCTGGATGGTCAGGGTTGTTGGCGGTGGTGCCTGACGAATAGAGGTCACTTCAGCCCAGAAAAGTTCTGCTGCCGGCCAGCCTACAGCCGACCACCAGGTCGGGTTGCGCAGAACTGTGCGCTGATACCAACCCGCCAGCCACCACACCGTGGATTCCAGAAGAGGAATACCCACCGGAGCTGGTGTATTAAACGTGGCGTCCTCCAGATCCTCTGCAGGAACTGTATAGCGATAGCGCCATGTAGAAGAATCCTCATAATAACCGTACACTTCAATGCGACCCTTCCATCTGGCTGCAACCACGGAGGCTTCATCCTCCTCACTCAGGGGACTATGGGATTTATCCGCGGCATCTGCTAGACCGAACCATGTAGGTCGCTGTTCGAACTGGGCTTCCACGAAGTCTACTGCATCTAAGTCACAGACCTCCATCTGAATCTGCATCTGAGCATAGTAGTCCACAGGTACGAATTCGCCGGGTTGGCGGGTCTTGGGCGACTTGATTTCCACTAGACGACCTGCCAGCGGACCACTGACCACCAGTCCATCTGGACTAGCAGAGAGCCATGGAATTGTCGCATGGGTGAAACGACCCAGAGTATCGCATACCGATCCTACGCCGGCTATCTCCAGCTCATAGATATCACGTGTAATTGACTCAAACCGATGACCCCAGCTAGTTGCATTCATGTTGCCATCCTCCTGTGCAATAGCCACAGGGGTGCCACTACCACGATTCTCTGCAGCCGCATCCAAATCTGTTTTTGATCGTAGGAGAGATCCACGACGACCGTCCAGAATATGTGCGAATTCAGAGGCCGTCAGGCGATTGCGCCGCTGATTGTACCATTCTGCGCTATGTTGGCTTACCTGTGGTTTATTCGTAAAGTGGCTGATATGGCCCATGGTTAGAGTGGGTAGCGCCTCAATCATCGTTTCGTGGTGATTGCGGAACCATTCGCGACTTGCCTCTGTGATTTCGTCGGCCAGAGTATCACGTTCTTCGTCATCCTCAATAAATTCCAGAAGGGTATCCTGTGATGTAGTTGCAACAGCGTCCCACACCTCCTCCGAAATCTCTTCATCGTCGAACATTCCTTCATTATATAGATCGACTAGGTGTTCATCACACCATTCTTCTATTGCATCAGGATCGTTCATTCCGTAGTATTACTAGAGCTGATTGCGTTTAAACTTGAGGAGGTAAGTGCAGCTGCAGCGATCGCGGTGGCAATTTTGCGCTGTTTTTGAGTAGTGCGACTGGGTGCGGCGGCGGCTGCTGTCATATCAATGCGAAATGTGCGTAGCCCAGAAGGAAGGGTTCTTTCTTTCAAACCACGAATGGCCATAATAGTTGATGTGGCAACATCATATTCAATCATGGTCTTGGAGTTCAGTTGTCTGAGTTCAAAGGCCTGGAGAACTGCAGTAAGCAGAGACGCCCGTTCAGCAGGGCTCAGATCAGGATAGGTCTGCACGAACTTGCGAAGACGATCAAGACGGGAACCACGATCCAGCTTTTGCCAGGTCTGATGGAAATTAGCCGTATTCTCTGCAGCAAACAGAGCATCCAGTGTGTCTTCAGTGGCTTTGGCAACTGTATCACCAATAAAAGGTCCAGGGACATCGGGTGTTGGTGTTGCTGGCGCGCGACGGCGTTGAGTCTTATTGCGTTGCATCCTTGAGTATCTTAGTGCTAGCTTCGTTTAGACCCGCGGCTATATTCCATGTAGCAGTGTCAGTCGCAAATCGGCTATCGATTGTTTTGTCGACCAATACAAATTGGCGTTTCCCGCCCACAGTGGCAGACCAGATTTCCAGGCCGGCCGTCATACCGGCGCCAGAACCAATGCGGTGTTCAACCTCTAGACGGGGTGTGGGGGTTGATCTCTTGGGTGGCATTCCTCTGATCTGTGAATGGATCGTTTAGACACGCACACAGAAAGTCGTTGTGGAGAATCAAGGATGCGTGCTACTCAGAATGAAGCCCGGATGAAAGCAAGGGGTGATCAGGATCGGCAATGGGTCTCTCCGATGCCCGATGTGGCTGCAATGCCCCGTCTATCCGATTCGAACAGGATACAGCTGGACTCCAATCGGATACGGTTAGAGTGGGAGACCCGCGATACCATGAGTAATCGTGTATGGACACATACGCTAGATGCTGGTCCCACCCAGGTCACCGCGGCTGCCTTAGCAGCTCATCCCACAGGTGGTGCGACACCCTTTAATCCAGGTAATAGCAGACAGGATCAGCGTACATGGGCTCCGCCTGAGTATTTTCCTAGCAGTCCTGATGCATTACAGCGCCCCACACTACCTCCAAAGTCCCTCTTTCAGAATTCGTGGACCGATGGTTTTGATGTAGAAGGTGGTGGTGCGGTAAGGGAGATACGTGGTTCCGTGCGTGAGGACAATCGCAAGCGGTTTGAAGATGTATCGGCACGTTTGGCGGGACGGACCTTTGAACACCAGTGGATTCCACCGACTATGACCCGACAGATCGTTGAGAACCAGATAGATGCAGCGGCACGACTCAGACCTGTGTCCGATGACTACTGGCGTAAACCACAGTAGTGGTGTCAGCTCATAAAAACTTGACGACCTACCGATGTGCCATACTGTAGCATCAACGATGAAAGATATGACATTTACTATTGGCGATCAGCCAACTGATGGGAGACCGATTGCGGCCTTTGATTATGACGGGACTTTGGTTCGGGCACGCGATGGGCGGACTCATGCTCAGGACGTGGGCGACTGGAGATGGATGCGATCCACTGTTCCCGCTGTTATTATGGAGTTAGCCAAGACACACCGCATCTTTGTAATCACGGACCAGTCTAAGCCCTGGAAGATCGATCAAATACAAAATGTTATAGAAACTCTGCAAGTTCCTATAACAGTTATTGTAGGTGGTACAACAAAGAAACCGGGGACAGAGTGGGCTACTGTATGCTTGGGATCTGAGCGCCCTGCCTTTTATGTTGGCGACGCTGCGGGACGGCCAGGCGATTGGTCGGATTGTGATCGGGTCTTTGCATCACGATTGGATGTCCCATTCCATGTAGCCGACGTCTATTTTCCTATACCGCATCCTATTCGACGTGTAGTTCCAACGGATGCACAAGGGGCTGGCAAGGCCGTGATTATGGTCGGATACCCTGGATCCGGCAAGTCCACAATGGCACGGTATCTGGTTGCAGCGGGAACACATGGAAGGATTGATGGGGATGTATTTGCCACGCCTACTGCTATGATCCGTGAAGCCAAACGATCCATTGCTGCTGGTGCTACCTCTGTTGTCTTTGATTCCACTGGAGGAACTGTGGCCCGTCGAAAACTGTTTGTGGACTGGGCTTTGGCTGCTGGCTTAAAACCAAAGATTGTATGGGTCGCCACCGACATTGATACCGCCATGGATTGGAACGCTAGTCGCGCGGCGCCCGTGCCAGCCATTGCTTTCTTCGTCTATCGGAAACACTTCGTGGTCCCCACAGAGGCCGAAGGCGCACAGATCTTTGTTATTTAATGATGACGGCGCTTTGAACGACGATTTTTTCCTTTTGCCCGTGTTTTTCTAGCACGCTTGGCCCCCTTGCGACGGCGAACAGTGCGACGACGACGACGACCACCACCTGACATTTGATTCTCTTCTATTTGTGCAAGAACTTCTTCCTTAACATCCTTATATGCTACCTTTAATAAATCTTCGTGATTTCTATTATTATCTACAAATAATTTTAGTTTGTTAATTGCTTCAATTACGGATGCTTTATCCCCAACAAAACTAACATGTTCATCTGGGTCAAATATATACGCATATGTTTTTTCTAATACCTCTTCTGTATTCGCATCAAACCCTTCCCCCCCATTTTCAGGATCTCCTAATGTATCCAATAGTGCATCCATAACAGCAGCAAACCCATTCTGTAGGTTGGTATCTGACATTTTTATACTATGTTCGGAGAAATTAATCAAATGAAACCGTAACCGGACTGTCGTGCTGGTTTACAACCTTCATGGCCGAATGACTCATCTCCTTACGCTTACGACGCCCGGTGGGTGTTTTGGATTCAGGTTCCTTACTATAGTGTTCCCGGTAGCTAGTATTCATATCGTGTTCAATATCTGTTGCGTGTTCCAGAATATAGGCCACCACACCCTTTTCGATGGCCCATCGGAAGAAGTTGAGCTGGCCTACGGTCGTCTCCTCAATGGGCGGCTGACCGCGAATCTGAAAACTGATGCGCTCACGACGGCAGAAGGGGTCAAACAGGCGCTTGGAATATGCCTTGAGTTCGCGTTTGTAGTGAAAGTGCACTAGAAACTGACGGGGTGGTGTGTCAGGTGCTTCGATCAACGAATAGGCGACATTGAACTTTTTGGAATAGTTTGTGACGAACCAGTCAATCAGGCGCAGACTCACGGGCGATGACCCCATCAAAATGGGTAGCACCTCCTCCAACCGTCCCGGCTGGTTATAGAAATCCTGGAGCCAACGCACGATGAAATCCTGTTTGCTCTGAACGCGATTCTTGAGTGTCTGTCGTGTTGTGTCCATCCTTGAAGGATGAGATATTCTGTTGGGTTTAAATGGACGCACCCATCTTCTGTGTGTGGATAGTAGAGGACCGGTCATGGCGTCAATATCAAATGCTGCACCAGATCAAGAAGTATCTACACCTACATGGCTCACCCTAACACGCGTATATCCAGATGTTATTACGGAAACTTATAATTTTACACCAGAACAATTGGCTGAAAATGAACGTGTGGAAAATGAATTAGCCAGAGATAATAAGTTTAAAGAACTTATCGATTATCGCAGTGAACAGGTTCAACAACAACGTAATGCCGGAAAAATAGAGCGTATCGTTGAAAAAAAAGATGTTGAAACAGTTGTTATTCCTGGAGACGGTTGGTGTTTTTACTATTCTATTCTAGAAGCTTTTGGCAAACCAGTTACAGAGGAAAATGCTCAAAAACTAGCAGTATATATTGTTAAGGCGTATCGTGCCAAATATGACACTATCGATGCACAGTTTAACCAAATTGAATCAGCTCTAAACATTAAGACTGACAATGATGGTACACAAACGTATTCAATTACTGATCAAACGAATAGGACATACGAAACGACAAATAAAGAGGACATTGTAAATTACTATTTAAATGGTCTTGGTACCCCTTTGAAGGATATAACAGGTAATCAGAATTCAATTGGGCCGCTTATATGGGGGGATGTTGTCGTTGTTCGAGACATCATATATGACTTATTTGGCCCATTTTTGGTGTATGTTATTGATCGCAGCGTTAGTGGTGAAAATAAACCTTATGATTATTATGCATTCTATAGCAAACCCGCTGCAGACCTTTCCCCTCATATTGTGTTTGCGCAATCCGGGCGTCATTACAGCTTATTTAAATTTAATAAAGAGCCACTAAACAATATAACAAGGTATCCGTTAGATCAGAATCGCGCTAATATATTTGATACAATCATTGGGTACTCACCACCTGCTGCTATCTTACAACCTGAAGCTGATGCAAAACACAAAGCTGAAGAGGAAAAACAGGTAAATATAATCCTGGTCATTTCATCGTTAAATAAAGAATTCAATACAGCACTACAGAATTATGTAAGCGACATAAATGCTAAACAAGCACTTCATACTTTATATATATCCTTTAAAAAGATATACCCTTTATTTGGAACTCTTGTAAATCATTTTTATGTATCTATTCCAGATATACCAGGTGCGTCAATTATAAATGAATTGGTGTCAATCTATAATAAAGGTGGACTGCTTACAGTAGAAGAGCGGCAACGATTTGATATATTGCTGTATATTGCTGAATTTAACTCATTACAGTTGGATCCACAGTATGCGAAGAACGCTACACTGCTAGAAATAATGGATCGTGGGTTCCACGATACCCCAGACGGTATAATTCCAGAAGAACTTAAGCCAAGTCCAATGGTAAATGTAAACGATCTAGGAGTGCAATCAACACAGGCAACAGCTTCTCTAAAACGGGCTCAGGGTGCACAAACCGCATTACTACAACCCACAAACCAACCAACTGTAGCGGATTCTACTAATTCTCAACAACCTTCGCTAGAAGCATCCGCAAGAGAATCATTAGCTGCTCTAAAACGGGCACAGGATGCGCAAACAGCATTACAACAAACCGAACAAACCCAACAAACCCAACAAACCCAACCACCTGTATCCAAACCCATGGCTGGACCTAGCGTAATGTCCTCATTGTATAGTGGAATAAAGACTGGTGCACAGACAGTTTACAGTGGTGCACAGACAGTTTATAGTGGTGCACAGACAGTTTATAGTGGTGCACAGACAGCCGTCGGCGCACTGGCATCAATACCTGCAAAACTGAAGCAACTAGCTACATTAAAAACTGCAGCAGCAAAGACCCCACTAGGTTCGCAAGAAAATATCGCAATCCAGAAACAAATTGATACAATTAATAGGGATATTGCTAATCTAAATGTGGCGGCCCTAACTGAACAAGTTAAAAATCTCGAAAAACAGGGCAAAATATCTGTTGAAGAGATTACTAAACTAAAAAAGCAGCTGGAGGAGCTCAAAACTAGACCTGCTACTGTAGTATCGAAAGTAGAGGTTCCCAGTGTACCAGTGGCATTTTCGGCAGCTGTATCCGCCAAATTGCGAAATTATCGCCCACTGGTCTCGCATGTAGTAGTGGCTGCGGAGGTATCTGTTGCCACCCCTGTAATTACCGATGTCTCCGCGTCCACAAAGCCAGTTGATACGACCAAGGTCCCCGCATGGGCAGCGTCCATGTTTTCCTACACCGATGTCAAAGCCTGTAGCACCTCTGCCTTCATGCCCGACGGATGTGAAAGTCAAACACTGTTGCGTCATTTGATTGGTGCAGACCAGGTCAAAAGCAGTGACCGATTTGAAAAGTCGGCACCCATGATCACTCTGCGGGATCTGAAAACTAAAATGGCAGCAGAGACCGATCCTGAAAAACGAAAGGCTCTCAATCGTCAGATAAATGAGAACTATACAAGCCGTACGATCGATATCGTGACAAAGGACGGTAAGCGCTTGCCATTCGAGGTTGCGAATCCCTATATGGCACATGATCAACGTTCAAAGGTCGTATCCTTTGGAGACCCCGCGGGTGGTGCCAGCTCTGCGAATCTTAATATTATCAAAACCGGCATTTTCCCTGCCGAAGTGTTGGCCGATAAGGCGATGACTGTGAGTCTGTTGCGAAGTATGTGGTCGTGCAGTCAGGGTGGATCATCAACATCACCCGATTGTTATCCCCTCCAAGTGTTGGGCGAACTCTATGAATATCAAGATTTCAAGAAGCAGAATGAATATAAGGGGCGTGCAGCTGAGCTGCTACGTTTCCCAGAGTGGCCGGTTATTGAAGTCATGGTTGCATCACTACACTATGCCCTGCCGACTGTTGCATCTGTAGATGTATCAGGAGCCATGACAACAACAACAGAAACAACACCTCCATCTGTACAACCATCCCCATCTGTACAACCAACCCCATCTGTACAACCAACCCCATCTGTACAACCAACTGTACAACCACGTCCTCAACAACTCCTACCTACAACCTTCGGTGGCGGTATTCGCATGACAAACTTCCTGGTCCCAAACACATTCGGATTTGCCCCACTGAAGCCTATATAAACAGAAAATACACAGTCCAGAGTAATGAACACCTTTACACACAACGTTATCAGCAAAGAGATCTTTGACATCTTTGCTGGTAGTACCAGCCCTCTCACAATTGAGTCTACGGATCCCACCTACTACTATTTTCGGGCGGAGCAACGGGCTTCTACAGGAAAGAATCCAATGGACCCCGAAGGTTATGGGGGAACAGGTCCATTAGAGGTTTCTGGATTCTACAAGGTTGAATTGTCAGAGACGCCTGAATTTATTGCAGAAATTAACTTCATGCAGGGTCTCGGACTCGTTGTAAAACGGGAAAACACATTCTACATTTACGATCTGGCAGAAGTATTCTATGGACCAACCGGCTACTTCAAGAATCCAACCGTCGGTGCAGCACAGGCGATCCTCAAGATTCTCTACAACTTTGTTCTTCCCGGCCGATTCTGGACCACATATTATGCGCGGGCAGGCCTAGCCGATGGTATACAGCTGTCAGGTGCACTGGAGGCCCACATGCGTGAAGTGTATGACATGGTCTGGGCTCTTGTGAGATAAAGTAGTATTTGCGTGTACACTGAAGTATTAGCCCCTTGTAGAATGACACTGTCCAACCCTTGGCTCAAGGCCAAGTATTCGTTTATTTCCGCACTGGTCTTCTTTGTTGTTGCTAATCCCGAAACCTATAAATTCACACAGACACTATTTGGATCTTTGATCCATGTGGCGTATCCGATGGGTGCGGCCACTCCTGCAGGGCTTATCTTACATACAGTGGTCTTCTTTGCGGCTATGTGGGGACTCATGATGATTCCTAATCTGTAGCGTAGTGAAGATTAGTTGCTAGTGGAACGGTATCCGAATCTTTAGCGAAGCAATATCTGAATTTATAAAAGCAACCAAGAATAGATATGGATTGTATAAGCAAAAACGGTCATGAAGATTTTGACAATCAAATTGAAGAAATTACTGATAAAAAATTTCTAGAAGGCCTGATAGTATTTATAAACGGCGGGGTTAAGCCATCCGATCAATCAAGTGATGCTAAAAAACACATGATTGATGTGGTGTCAGAACTTAAATCTACATGTAAGGCGGCAATCAGTTATATCATACATACCAGAATTATTAAATTAGAAGCTGAAAATGTGGATGAAGATCCTCAAGAGGGTGGTCGTAGACGCAAGAGTCGCAAAGTTCGTAAGAGTCATCGTAAGAGTCGCAAGAGTCGTAAGAGTCGTAAGAGTAGTAAAGTTCGCAAGAGTCATAGTAAGAACCGTAAGAGTCGTCGTCGGTCCTAAAGCCAGCGTCCATCTAACAGTATAGAATGTCAAATGCTGCCCCTAAAAAAGGTCGTGGTCGTAGTCCTGGACCCACCTCTATTGTGATCGAAAAGGCTAGTATTCCAAAGGCTCTCCGCGAACAGGTATGGATTACATACGCAGATCGCTGTTTTCAGCGCAAGTGCCTGGTTCCCTGGTGCCAAAACACGATGACCGTCTTCGATTTCCATGTCGGTCATGATGTTCCCGAAAGTCAGGGCGGCGCCACTGAAATACGCAACCTGCGACCCATCTGTGCCCGCTGCAACCTATCCATGGGATCGCAATATACCGTACAGGAGTGGTCGCGTCTGTCAGCACCAAAGCGCACATGGTTTCAATGGTTAACACGTAGATGGCCTGCACAAAACCCCGCTCCTCAGTAAGGAAATGGCGTCATTAGCAGGTGCCGCATTAGTCGGAGCCGAATCGATTCTAGCACTAACACCAATCGCCATCAAAAAAACACCCCTGGACCCAATCTCCGCCATTTGGTCGCGTATTCTAAGTTCCGCCGCTCTAGGCTACTGGATAACAGGCGATAAAGAAATAAAACGAAACGAATACGTGGGGGCTGGCATGTTAGGATATTTCAATCTCCTTCATGTAGCGACCAGTTATGAATCTTTTCGCAACCTGCCGGCAGGTCAGGCCATGTCGCTTCTCTACACCTATCCCATGTGGAATCTAGTGCTTGGATCCATGTTTGGTGGAGAGAAGATCAATACAAAGGAATGGGTATATATGGGTATAGCTCTAGTTGGCTCTCTATTTCTGAATATGGGACCCGGTACCCCATCAGAGGAGTCTCTGACCCGTAAACCGGTTGCCTGGTGGGGTATCCTTATGGGTCTGACGATGGCCATAACAGAATCTGCAATGCATACTACTCTTAAGAAACTCAATTGGATGGATCCGGCCAAATCCGTATGGGTCGTCAACTCCAGCGCCTCCGTCTGGCTGGCGGGCTTTCTAGGTCTTCAGTCGATTGTAAGTAATGTTGGTGGACTGGCCGCACCAAAAATTGTGGAAAGCGGGTCTACTTGGTGGGACGTGGGTGCTCTGACTGCATTTCATTCAGTATCTATGTTTAGTGGCTACTGGCTACGTTTCTTTGCCGTACCACGTCTCTCAGTAGTATCCTATTCTATTCTGAGTTATGCAGGGCTTCTGGCTGCTTATCTGTTTGGTTTCTTGTTCTTGGGTGAGCGACCAGGTTGGATGTCGTTGCTAGGTGCCGCACTCATCCTGGTAGCCGGTCTTTTGCTGCAGACATTGCCTCGTGAAGAGAAAGGTGAACGTAAAGAGGATTAGGCAACAGACACATGTTTAATGGCTTCCTCTTCACTATCCTCCTCCTCAACACTTGTAGATTCCTCTGATGCCGCTGCATTGGATGAGGATACAGCTGCTGCTTTCCGTTTGACTGGTTTATAGCCATCTTGTTTATACACGTGTCCCCTGTGATCTTCTTCCAAGTCTATTTGTGGAACACGGAGCTTGTAGCGATCGGCAATGGAGCGGAGGGGGGCATTCACTGTAGTTTCAATAAGAGTGCGATACTCCTGGATGCGCTCATCATAGTTAAATGTACGGGTTGTAGCTATCTGTTGAAAGAGCTCCAGTGTAGAGATAACAAAGATTTCCAGAGGCCCGCGGACTTCTAGGCGGAACTGGCGACGGCGATCCCGCTGTTGGATTTGCTGACGTAGAAGCTTTTCAGAGAGTTCCCCCAATAAATAGCGAACGCGCAGATCGGTATTATCCGCTCTGTCTGTTTCCAGTGGAAAACGTGGAAGCTCATCCTGCTCAATATGACGGGATACCTGATAGAGGTCTCGTAGAAATATATTATAGTGGCGTGGGATACGCTGATTGAAGTCATACCAGCGGGGCCAGCCTCCACATGGAGCATCGCCTGGTTGACGTGCAGGATCTCCGCCAAGAGATCGCATCCGTTCGAAGTAGTGGGGATTATGGATAACACCTGTTACAATCTTGCCAGATGCATAGGAGAAAGCCGTGCTACATTGCGTGCAGAACATCTGATCGCAGCCACTCACACGACTGATGGCCGTACCACATGTGGGACAGGGACGACTGTCGCGCTGAATCTCACGGATAGTGGCGACCAGGGCATCGTCGCACGTATGCCCATCCTCCTTTGGCTCACGGCATTCTGAACAGAATCGACTGTCGCATGTTCCGCACTTATATGCAGTACTCAGAAATCCGCGGCAGTCGGCTTTGGGGCAGGCTGCAACGAATTGGCGTCTTTCAATAGCCACAGTCTGGCGAGGACCGTGGCGGATATAGTGTTTGTATACATCGATCTGACCCTGTATGAGTTCCATTTCATGTTTAAGAATAGCTAGTTTATCACATAGCGTCGGTATCTCTTCACCGTATTGGCGCTTCTGACGCTCTATAGCAACTGCCTCCTGGGTCACAGGAAGTAGCGAACGTTCACGATCAAAGAGCACGCCTTCGCGGTGTTTACGGAGATCACCCTGACACCAGGAATGCGACAAATATGCATCTAAGAAGGGACGATCCCATGCGCGCCGGCAGTTCATACAGTGGGGTTCCACAACTGCACTCAGAAGATAGGTTTTAATACATGTTGTGCAGGCCGTGAAGGGGCAGGAGGGGCAGCACATCGGTTTGCGGGCAATCGCAGTATAGTCATTATAGCAGATAGAACAAGCGTCTGTCATTTCGTCGTCGTTATTATGTATGGGTGTGGGCAGGGCCACCCGTCATTTTTAATGTGGGGTGCTAAAACAGGCAACCCATGCAGGGATATGTCGCTACCAGAACCATCTATGAAACGGCTTGTGGATCTCGTGGATCGCGGCCCCGAAGACGATCTATTCTTTCCTGCATCATCTAACAATACAATATTCCGTCGTGAATGGCGACCCTATCACAATGTGGTTCCCGAGATCGTAGAGGTTGGCTACAAGGGTAATGCAACGTGGGGGCAACGAATTACAGTTGAACTCAAACGCGAAGAAACGGGTGATCTAGTACAGTGGCTCTGTCTGCGTCTCAAGCCCCGCACTTGGCTACCTGCGGATCTGGAGTGCAATCTTCGATGTGATCGCTGGGACTATGCTGATCCGTCAGGTGCCTGGATGTGGGCAGCATCACTGGGTTCCATTGCAATCGAACGGGTGGAGTTTGAAATTGGCGATACACTGATTGAATCGTGGGGCGGTGAATGGATGGATGTGTGGTCGCGTCTATGGATGGACGCTGGACGTGCGGCAGTATGGGATTCTGACATATACGGACAGTTGCCTCCGTGGGAACTCCATGATACGACAAGACCCGCCTGGACAACAACCCAGCCAACAGAAGATGGATACGTATACTGCTGGCTGCCACTGGCCTTTCTTCGTCGTCCTCAGACAGCGTTTCCTCTGGCTGCAATGGGACCACAGCAGGAAGTACGGGTTCACATAACGCTGCGATCCTTTGCGGATGTTGTGCGTCGTCGTGCTGTCCCACGTACATGTGGAGAGTCTCCGTTAGGTCAGGAGATATCTGTGCTAGATAAGACTGGACTAACACCTGTCCCTTGGACTATACAGTTGTCAGATCAAGTTCCGGGATTTGAGGACACCACTGTCTTTGCCGGTGTCGTGCACACGGAGGATCCGTTGCGCTCTGCCTACATGCGTGTACCGCTGGAGATGATGTACGAACGCGTGACACAAACTGTCTATCCCCTTGCAAGAGGTGTGAGTCATGCCGTTCTTCATTTGCGGGATCTGAATGGACCATTACGTGAACTCTGCTGGGTCGTACGGCGTCGTGAGGCCGTCAGGGGCTACAATGAATGGACAAACTACGGTTCTCTAATGGAAGACGGGCTGATAGATTCCATCGATCCAGAGGATCCAAATGCCCAACCCATTGTCGTCCAGGAACCGCTGATCAGTCATGCACGTCTGATGGTCGGCAATGCCGTGTGGCGCGACGAAGGCGAAAAATGGTGGCGATTGGAATACGGACTGGCTCATCGTGGTGGTGTGCGCGTATCACGGGGTATGGTCTACGGCTTTATCCTAGGCGATGCACGGGGTCTGATTGGTGAGGAGTTCCAGCCATCAGGAACCGTCAATGCATCACGTGCGGAACTCAAGCTGGAACTGGATGTAGTAGATCCAGATGATGACCTGGAGGTTCACGTATTTGCCGTAGGGTTGAACTGGCTGCGCTTCGTAAAAGGGATGGCTGTTCCACTCTTTGCGAACTAATCTAGGGCCGCTATGATGAGTGTGTAGAGAATCAGGGTCGGTGTGTGCCAGCAATAAAGAATATCAAGTCAACGTGTGCTGAACGCGGGCCTGAATAAAGGCGGCTAAGAGCGCGGAGGAGTGTGGGGCCCAGTCAGCTACGGACCAGATCAGAGTCCGCCCCGTTATGAGCTGAAAAAGACAAACATTACCGACAGTGTGGCCTGCAATACGAAGGGCATGGACAGTCAGGAGAACACCCAACATGCGATCTAGACGTTGTAGTTCGCTAGGCTGGTCGCCGGCCACAAAGAACCATGCAGTGTCTCCCACTAACATATCGGCCGCAGCAGATACACCGTCGACAACTTCGGCCGATATACGACACAGAATAGGTGTTTTGGTTCTAGCTATTATCGCTGCACGACTACGGAATGCATCCAGAAATAGACGGCAGCGCGACCATTCCTTTTCGCCAGGCAGCGATGCCAGCACACCGCTGCGCCCTTCGCCAACTGATCTACAGAGTCCGATGAGGTAGACTGCATTCAGATCCGCCAGATCTATACGGATGGGGTCCAGGGGCCGCCCATTTGTGTAGACGCGCCAGGCCTCAATCAGAGGACAGCGGGATTCTTGGGGTGGAGAATGTCTGATGGTGGCAAATCGGAGTTCATCCAGTGTGATGTTCGCGAAACGGAGATTATATAGAACTGTACGCATCTTGTGGATAATCTGGATGATGCGTATTAAAGTCGCTTGATCAAAATCGGCAGATGGGTGTAAGCGACCGATTGCACTAATGACGTCAGGATAGCAGATCTGTGGTGGTGGGGCTCCACGTTGGGTCGCACCGAAAAAATGATCCGCTAAAGCTTCAAACAGGGGGCGCTGGGCTTCAAACAGTTCTGCATCGGTCGCGGCAATCTTGATAGTCCAAATAACCTTTTGCGCATCGCGGTCCCACTGACCGCCGGATTCGGGTCTCAAACAGGCGATTTCGCGGTGCCAGAAAGCACGGAGAAAATCATAGAACTCGGAAACCATCCCCTGTTCGACCCACCAATAGGGTGTGATCCAGGCCTCAGTTGCTTTGACGTCAGAACCAGTATCCAACAGCATAACTGGATCACGAAATGCAATAGGGAGTAGATCCAGTTGTTTGATAATACGATAGTCTTCACCTGTCAGATAGTTGATCCAGTCATTCACTGTCATGGGCTGAACAGTGGAGGTCAGTGTGCTGAGCTCATACCAGGGGATGCCCTTCCAGGAGAGTAGTGGGCGATGAATTTCACGGACAAACCGACTTAAACCTCTTTCATGGCGACTGTAGGTGAAGGTCAGGACCCGTCGTGATCTAGTGACCGCCACATAGAAGAGACGGCGTTCCTGAAGCACTGAATCCTCATCCTTTTGTTGGGGAAATACATCATCATTCATGCGGACTAGAAATACATTATCCCATTCCAGCCCCTTGCTGCTATGAAACGTGGAAAGCCAGATGGTGGGGACTCCTGTTTTGCTCAGTGCCTCTTCGCCCTGGACGAACCGTACACGAACCCCCATGTGGAGTAGCGTGGATTCATATCCATAGAGTACACTATTGAATTTACTCAAGATCACGGTGGTACCAGTCGCCAGTGCCTTGACTGCGGCTTCACAGACCCAGTCGCGCTCTTCGGCCGTTCTACTAAAATAGTGGACTTCAGGGCGACTTCCAGCAGGAGCCGTGGGTGCAGCCATCATCAGCTCCTTGTGATCCAGCGTGGGAATATAGCGCATAATCGAATTGGCCACGGCTACGATAGAACCAGCCGACCGATAATTCGTGGCCAGCTGGAAGTCCAGGATACCGACAAATCGCTTGTGAAAGTTGAGAATATAGTCTACACAGGAGCCACGCCATGTATAAATATTCTGGGCATCGTCTCCAACAATGGTTACTGCAGCAGCTGGATTGTGGATAGCGCGGATAAAGTTGTATTGAGTGTCATTTATATCTTGGAATTCATCGATAAAGATCCATCGTATCGTTCGGGTCCAGGCGCGACCCTTGATAGTACCGAAGAAGTCCAATGCTTTTAGTGGCAACTCATCGACATGATAGACATCATTGAGTGCCGTTGAATTCTGTTCCCGGAGAATTTGTTGGCTCAGGGCGTGAAATGTGCCGCAGAGAATCTGTTGAGACCCCACGAGTGCCTCCAGGCGTTCGCGCATGACGGCTGCGGCATTGTGAGTAAATGTCAGTAAGACAATCTCTTGTGGCATGGCGCCACAGTGTGTCAGTAAGTGGGCAATCCGGGCTGTCAGTGTAGTAGTCTTGCCAGATCCAGCAGAGGCCAGGATACGGAGACTCTGACCTGGTGGCTGGCGTACAATACGGGCCTGTTCGTCGTTCAAGGATACGGCACCTTCTCGAAATACAAAATGGTTCATCCGGGATATCACTCCTTAGATGCCTATCTAGATCTTTATGCTGCGAACAGTTCGGATACAAACAGTCGCAGTGTGTATCAATGGAGTGGGCTGTATTACTGTTTTTGGGTGTGGTTATCGCGATGCATTGGTGGGAATATACGAACGGAGTCCAGGAGTATACGATCGCGCAACCTGGGCACATGGATCGTGCTGTTCTTAGCGAAAAGACACCGGTACCGTTTGAGATTGGGCCGCTACCGTGGAGACCCGACGTGGCGACTAAGGCCGGCTGGGAAACGGAGACTGTGGGAGATGGCGTAGTGATGGCCGAAACCATTGGATTGCCCACGGGGCTCGTGGAAATTGATGAATCCCGGGCCTGGTGGTGGCTCCCGGGTCTCTTTGATGTGCGCGTGGGTCGCCTAGACGCCGGTGGGTTAATGGGGCTAGAGTGGATCGGTGCAGAACGTCGATGGATTGGTTGTTCGCATGGATCACCACTAACAGTGTGGCTAGTTCATTCGCGATATCGTAGATACCTACCAACAGGGGAGGGAGTTGACCCCTGGGCTCTGACTGTTGCAGAGGCACCCTGGATCGGTCGTGTACAGTATATTGAACTTCGTGTGCGACCCGGCTGGTGTGTGGGTTTGCCTGCCCATTGGGGCTACGCTGTCGTTGCGGATGAGAAGGAGGAGTCCTGGTGGTGGATAGCAGATCAGCATTCAGGCATGTCATGGGCTATGACACATAGCGGGGATGTTGTGCAAGATCTAATGGATCGTTTTCGGCCTGAAGACGACGGGACTTTAGAAGAGTCTGAGTAAGGAAGAACCAGTATGTACCGCCCCGCCTTTCATTCATCTCATCCTGAGGCTACAGATACTGAGTCTGACGCAAGTAGCGATACTGAAAGCTCCAGTAGTGAAGAGGAAATCCATGTAGCTGCACGGAGGTATGATCAGCTCATGCAGGCGCGTGATGAATGGACATCTACATCTCAGGCATGGATTCCTGGATCGGGTCGTGTACCCCCCGCACAGAATATCGTGGCTCTACGTTCCTCTAGTGGCGGCAGTGGTGAGATAGCAGCCCGTCCTGATGCAACAGCCATCCCTCAGGAGCTGAGGGCCAATGACATTCGACGCCACATTATCAATGTGGATAGTCAGTTTCGTGAAGATCCTACTACATCCACATCATCTGATTTCTTTTTCCGTCTACTAAACCCCGTAAAGAACGTGCTGCGCGTACGTGTGACCTCTATTGAGTTTCCCAATAACTACAAGTTTTTCACACCGCTGCGACGCAATGTGTCAATGAATATAACGTTCGGTGGCGTTACCCGTACAATTACGATTGATACTGGCAACTACAATGCATACGATATGGAAGCTACTCTTCAAGAGTTTATTGATGCACAATTTGGAACATCTTCTATAACAGTGACGTGGGATGAAATCCGTGCACAGTACGTGTTTGCAAGTACATTTGGCCCTATAACCATTAGTCTTCCTACATCGAAAAATTCGTATTATAGTCGGCCCTTTGCGTACGGATTGGGCTATTATCTGGGTTTCAGTTTCAATGATGGAAATCCACACACATCGGTTGCCGACGTATCAGGGCATGTATTAATATCCGATTCCTGTGCAAACTTTTCAGGCGATTCCTATGTATTTCTGAAGGTCAATGACTTTGATTGTGTGGTTCAAAACGTCGGCGAAAACGACTTTCATGCCCTAGCCAAGATCGTGCTACGTGAACCCAAAAACTATATGTCCTTCGATGACTATGCCGGTCAGCAGATTAAGGAGGTGGTTTTTCAGAATCCACGGGATTTGTCGCGATTTCGTATTCAGGTAGTAGACCCATACGGAGAAGTTATTGACTTGTGTTCAGCACAGATCTCTTTTTCGATGGAGGTACTGGAAATACAGAATCACACGCTGTATGATACAGTGCGGGATTCGATAATGCTTCGCTACGTATAGGGTGCTCAAAAACAGATCCCTCATGTAGAGGATGATTGGAGAAAATACACTACCACCTGCAACATTTCAGGGAGCTAACACCCGCTCCTGGTACCAGACCCAATACGGCTGTCTGCGCACGGACCCCACTGCCATTGCCCGCATGCACACTTTCCCTGATGCTATGATACCCCGTGGAATACCCGATGACCCGGCCGCACCGTCTCGTATCTGTCTGGAATATCGTACGGCGTGGGCTCAGGAGGAGGTTGATGCAACTTCCATGGTTATCACGGAGGCCCATCATCCCCAGTTCGCCTTTCGTGGAGGTGCGCCTGGAACGGTCTACCAGATTGACGTAGAGAGTCAGCTGCGTCGCTTAGATCAGCCGCTGGTGGGGGGAGGTGTTGGCTGTCAGGCCGTGCTGGCATCCGATGCACCCTTGTATCGTGATACTGTTGCACCACCTGTCCCCAAGAATGTTCCTGAGGGCCCTCAGAATGCAGCGAATCCCGTAGCAGCTATTGTGCGCCCCGGTGGAAATCCGTGCCGTGAGGCGGCGGATACTGTAGCAACTGCCATGTCAGGTCGTTGGATTAACAATCCGACACGCCAGGATACGCAACGCTTCGGCCTTCCGTTCGCGCCACCAGGTATTGGTACAGGAGAACCACGGGGCCCTGCTGCTGTAAAGTCGAAGCATCCCTATTTCGCTTAAACTTGTGGTTCTGCCCCATTATAGAAACCCATAATACGCTCTGTTCCGGCATCATAGACAATAACGATATGAATGTCCCCTTCCTCAAATGATAGAGGACGTTCAAATGTCAGGTGCCCATCATTTTTTTCAGCATGGAGAGATACGTGGGCCGTAGGATACTTATCACGCATAAAGGTGATCATCTCACGATAGTGCTTATTCGACCAGTCAGTAGGAGAAATGGAAAAGGTTCTGGTACGCTCTTCAGTTGGCTGCTGCTGCTTCTTGTTGCTGGAAAAAAGGGAACCCATCCTTACGGATTGAATCGAAAGTTTCTTTATATACCCTCAACATAATGGGAATATATAAGCTCAAGCGTCATGTGGTGACCAAACCCGGATGTCAGGAGCATATAGAAGTTTGGGGAATTGATCGCGCCCCTACAGCTCTCCCTTCTTGTATTGCACCAAATGATACAGATGCATATGATCCGTTACGCAAGGAGCGATGTGCCGTACGGCTGCTACGTATGGCTGATGGTGAACTGGTGACCTGGGATCGTATCGCAGAGTGGTTTTCGGAGGCAGAGGTGGCTGGTTACTCCATCATCAGCGGTTATGAGAATCTGAGCCCGTACTCTGTGGTTCTAGTACGGGGACCTTGATGCACTTTAGCCTCCAACACGGGTATACAGAATATAGGGTAGCGTATACAGGGCCATCAGTGCAGCAAACCACTGACCTGCAGCCGGCAGACGCTCGAGTCCAAGAAAGACCGCAGCAGAGCCCAACATGAGTCCTGCATCACCCACAATGATCTTGGCACCACCGGCTGAATAGTCCTTGAAGACATCCATCATGGCGTTGACGCCACGTGGCAAAGGCAGGATCACGCCGACGTAAAACAGGATGTCATGAACTGCCTGGAATGCGACCAGGATACCCAGAAACCAGGCCAGACCGTATCCGGAAAACCACGTATTATAGATCCAACGGGCGGCGGCAAAGCCGATGGCAATGATTGATACGTCGGAGAGTACAGCCATGGCGCCGAAACGGGTGTACCAGTCATTCAGAGGACGACCCATCAAACCAGGGGCATAACGCACTAGAAAGAGTACTAGTACATCTACGATCAGGATAGAGGCTAGTAGTAAGGGCCACTCTGCAGACATTGAGATCAGTGCCGTGTTCATTTTCTGCCGTGGACCATCATTTTAGCGGCGTAGCAATACATGTCCATAGTTAATTGTATGCCGATAGGCAATCCGATTGATTGGATCAACTTTTGTCAAAAAGAGCTGCTCCAGCCATGCTGCCGCATCGCGACGCTTTTTTAGACAGGCGTGAATATAGACCTTCTGGAGCACAAAGGCCCAATCTGGTGGCCCTGCGGGAGACCAGTCCGTCAGCATGAGATCTTCGTAGAGACCCTGCAGCTCTTTGAAGTCATCAGCATTGATAGCCGCCTTACATTCATATATAATGGACGCTTCACGGCTCATATATTCCCTTCTCCTATTTCTTGGTATCGCGTTTAGCTGATGCCTTCTTTGCATCCAACATGTGTTTATAGAGCTGTTCGGCACCTTCCACTGTTAGAGCAGCCCACGGTGTCGTATCTGGAACGCTTACAAACAATGGCTTTTTAGCGCTTTCAGCGCGTTTAAACATGTAGAGACCATATGGGCCACGGCGAATGCAATAGGGGCCCACATTATGGTTGACCGTATCGGGACTTGCCTTAGCCTGAAGACGGGGTGTCAGAGTTTCTAGCGTATCTTCTGCCGTACAGTTGATCCTTATAGAATCCCAGGTCGCATAGTGGCCGAACTTGCCATTTTTGATCGTGATGGGCTTGCCATCCAGTTCACCAATAGAGTCACTTTCTCCTGCAGTAGATGGTGTGGCAAAGGCCGCTTCGGCATCGGCACGGGTGGCCGTATCTAGAGATAGATTCCCTGGCACTTCCGCGAAGCGGGTCTTTTCATTTTCGCGCTCATGGACAAAGAGGAGACCCTTTTTGCCCACTACAATCTTGTAGCCGTCGCCGAACTCAATACGACGAGATCCTCCTCTTTGTCCAGATCCACCGGTGGAAGCACTGGGTGATCCCATAATGGCTACATACCGATCGCGATAACGGGTCCAGGTGTCTGTTAGGATGGCTTCATAGGGCTGTGTCCCTTTGGCTACAGAATCCAGCTGTGCTTCCATAGCTGCCGTGAAATCATAATCGATCATGTCACCGAATTCACGTAGGATCCATTCTATAACAGAGCGGCCCAGTGCCGTAGTGCGGAGCTTATCCTTTTCTCCGCCGACTTTTTCAGTACGCGTAGTTTCCTTAGGGGCCTTCGCCGTCGCTTTGAGTTCGAATCCACGAAGCGTGATCGGAGTAGCGGTGATATTTGCCTTTTCCACGTATTTGCGATCCAACACTGTTTCCACCAGTGCTGCATATGTGGAGGGGCGACCAATACCACGGCTTTCCAGCTCACGAATTAGCGCGGCCTCGGTATAGCGACTCTGAGGACTGCTGCGGGTTTCGGCGGCAGTGAAGGCAGTCCATGGGATCTCTTTGCTTACAGTGAGCGCTTTACGGGCTTCGAATGTGGCTGCAGCAGCTGCGGTTTCATCGGCATCTTTCTTTTCATGATCTAGAACGCGCCAGCCAGCAAAGCGTGTTTGATCCCATTCACTGGTTAGTGAGACTAATGCGGGGTTTCCTGTTGGAGATGCAGTGACCTTGACGGCATCACGAAGTTCTGGAGCCATAACCGACTGTATGGTGCGTTTCCAAATCATAGCATACAGACGTTGTTCCTTGTCACCGACATCGTGAACCTCTTGAAGGTCCATGTGCGTAGGTCTTATTCCTTCATGGGCTGCCTGTGCCTCAGGTTTCTCTGCTGCTGCTTTCTTTTTGACCGCTTTCTTTTTCTTTGGTGCTTCCTCTGCAGCGACCGCCTCAACACCGGCCACATACTCCTCGCCCCAACGTTCTTTGACAATCGCTGCGGCGGCTTCTGCTGCCTCCACACTCAGAATAGGATTATCCGTTCGCATATAGGTGATATGACCCGATTCATAGAGTGTTTGCGCGGCACGCATGGTGTCCTTAGGATTCATACGCATCACATTGGAGGCCTCTTGTTGGAGCGAAGAGGTAATGAAGGGCTTTGGACCCATGGACTTAGCAACACGTTCTGATCTGTCGCGGATCGTGAGTGTTTTGGGCTTGGCAGCGGCTAGCTGTGTTAGAATCGTGGCAGCAGCGGCATCGCCTTCATAATCAGTCGTGGCTTTCCACACTAAATCATGTTCAGATGTGGCGGTGATTCGCCATGTGATGGTAGGCTCAAAGTCTTCGATCTCACGGTCGCGATCGTAAATGAGACGGAGAGCGGGTGTCTGACAGCGACCTGCGCTCAAACCTGCTTTGTATCCTACACCGCGCCACAGACAGGGACTCAATGTAAAACCGATCAGCATATCCAACATGGTTCGGGCTTGCTGAGCGTTAAATTTGTTAAAGTCGATCGTGCGGGGATTTTGTACAGCCGCCTTGAGAGCCGGTTCCGTGATTTCGTGGAAGGTCACACGGGGTGTCGTAGCGGGATCCAGGCCTAGAATAGCACAGGTGTGCCAGGCAATGGCTTCTCCTTCACGATCGTCATCTGCACCCAGATAGACTTCAGCACCTGCCGCCGCGCGTCGCAAAGATGCAATAGAGTCGCGTTTGGAGTCAATGGATTCATAGATAGGAGACCATGTAGGTGTCGGCTTGGCTGCATCGAATCCTATGGCATTCAGATCTTCTTTGAGTGCACGGATGTGGCCCATGGTGGCCTGGACACGCCAGCCGGCCCCTAGGAAACCGGCGATCTTTTTGCATTTTGCGGGAGATTCTACAACTAGTAATTTCATCGTAGTGGTTGGGCTTACTTGGTGCAGGCGCCAGTCAAATTTATCACCGTAGCAGTCCATCTGCCTTGTTGATCTCCCGTGGAATCCACCGCACACCGGTCCAGTGAGTTTCGGCGGCCAGCTTCTGAATCGTGGCGCGCCAGTGTCGTGCGTACGCATGTTTGAGTGGCGTATCAGGAAAAATGAGCGCCTGAATGACACCCAAACAGTCGTTCTCAATTCCGATGGCGGTCTGATCATGCTGGATAGCCAGTTCCAGACCCAGGGCAACGGCAGCCCACTCTGTTTCCGTGGAATTGAATGCTTTCATGGCCTGCGTCTTACGGTGTATTGCGTCCCCTGTATCGGAAGTTAGGATTGCGGCTACCTTGCCACCTGTGCGACTATATGATCCATCCACTTGGACCCTAGCAATCAGTGCAGGAGGAAAGGTCAGGTGCCCCC